ATCAAGATCTAACAAACTGTTTTCTGGGCAATTAATTATCACTTCTAATACTTGATGTTCTTTACCCGGTTTGTATTTTTCCGCAATCTTATTTGCATTTGAAGCTGCATCGTAATAACTTTCTTTATTTAAATCACCAACATATTCAACAACAGAATATGTTGAAACATCGAATTCTTTATCTCTTGTCATTAGTAATGTTCATCTTTGGAATTTGTGCAAAATTCTTTCTTATACTAGCAATCGCTTTTCTTTCCGAAATGTTATTAATAGTAGGATTGAACTTTTCGCCTAATAATTTTTGACCCTTAGCATCATCAACCATGATTGTTGTTTTAAACTGAACACCTACCATTTTCATCCCTCCAAGTTTTAAGTCCTTACAATATATATTATACACATTTAGCTTAAAAGTAAACATTTTTTTAGAATTCAAATCACTTTAAACAGCTTTTAAATGCTTTTATACGTGCTTAACAGCGCTTAACAGCTACAAAATGATGTCATATTCATTTTAGCTTATTTATTAGCTTTTAAAGTATCGCAAAAGTATCCTTAAATAAAAAAAACCCCGCAAGAAGCGAGGGCATCAAACTAGATTTTCTTAACAAACTTCTTGTTTGCAGTTAGAAAATAACCGCTTTTTGTTTTTAAGCGAGGTGTTCCACCCTTTGTTTTCGCCATTCCGGCGATAGTGAAAATAGTCCCCGGAGGATATGTCCCGCCTGTTTTATGACTTGCTGTAAAGTCTACGGAATTGTATAAGTCGCACTGTACCAACGTTTTGATTTTTCCGGGGTTTTCGGTGTAGTAAGTGTTATTACTAGCAGGCGTATGAGGTTTCCCAGCTTTCAATTTAGCTAATAAAGTCGTGTTTTGTGAAGCTGTTCCAGAATAATTTTTAATACCATATTTAGCAGCAAGTTTTTTACGATTCGCAAAGCTGGAATCTAGTTTATTCATATTCATGTAATCAACTAATCCCAAACTGTTCGTGTTTGTGTTTGCGCTTGGTTTAGAAGAATTACTAGTACTAGCTCCTTTTCCAAAAGTATCAGTTCCATAACCTTTATAATTAAATTGAAGGTGCGGATTGTCTACAAATCCAGACCAATCACCACCCCATTCAAATCCAAGGGACTTCGCTTTTGCCACGAATTTTTTGCCTTTGTCTGAACGATAAGCACCCCAATCAACAGTTTTACCTTTCGCCATGACGAAATCTAGTGCCTGTCCTACTAAATGATAAGAGCGCATTGTTTGACTCGCTCCGTTCGCGACATTAGCGGATTGTTGCTCTTTTGTCCTAATCGTTTCGTAGATTAATACTTCAATGCCGCTATTTTCAGCCCAGTCGAGAAGTTTTCTCGCCGCCGCTTTTGTGTTATCCGCTAATTTATTTACATTTTCTAAACTTCTACTATAATAATAACTTGTCATTATTTATCATCCTCTACATCTTTATTTTTATTGAGAACCAACTCACTGTCAGCCGTTCCTGCGGTCGTAGGGTCGATGATAAGCCCCCAAAATGCAAATATTCCCGCGACAACTGTTATTAATCGCTGTAGCAATTCGTTATAGTCCCACGAAACGTTAAATACAAGTAACACTGCTTGTACAATGAAGAATAACGCGGCTATCATTGCGATAACCCACGTTTTATTTTTAAAGCGTACTTTCCAATTTATGTTTTTCATTTTGCTCACTCCTTGTTTTTAATTTCTTTTACATCATCTTCAATATAGTCGAGACGTGTTTCTACTTTCTCTATCCTGCCCTCCAATTTATCGACACGAGAATTTGTTTTGTTCACTCTTATATGAAGTTGCTGCCTATCCTGCCTACTTTCCTCAAGCTGTTTTGCTAAATTATCCATGCTTCCAGATAAATTATCGAATCTGTCCATAAATGGCTTTCCAACAATTTTTTTAAACAACCACGCTAGTCCGCTAAAAAACCCCATTAATAGGCTAATTAGTGCGACCCATTCCGTTATTTGCAACCCCCAAATAACTGCTCCTATCACCATTTTCACTCACCGCCTCAAAATAAAAAAAGCCATTTAGGCTTCTGTCACATTAATTATTTTTAATTTCCGACTTCGTATTTAATGCCTGACAACGCAACGTAGGACGGATTAGCATTAGCACTTGACGACACTTGTACTACTGTCCCCGTCGTCGTAAACGCGATACGTCCACTGTCCCCGTTATTTGACGCCGCTGTAAAATATTCTGTCGCTGCGGGACGTGTCCCTGCAGGCATATTTGCGACGGTACTATTTGCTGTACTCAAGAAAGTACCTGCGATCGCACCGCGAAACTCTGCAAATATTTTTGTCCCTTCATTCGTAGGTGTCGTGATTAGTCGGTACTGAGGTGTGTTGTTGTCACCTGTTGAAAATCCGGATGTAAGAGGTAGCTTGACCCACGCGGCATACTCATCAAGCATACTATCAGCGTACGTTTTTGCGTCAGTTAACGCTTTATCTGCTTTCGCTTGTGCGTTAGCAGGAGTCTCTTTTGCTTCCCACGAAATTTTATTTTCAGTTGTCACATGAATATCAGAGTTATATATATGATTTTCAAAATCTTCTTGTTGCGCGAATTGTGTCGGATTAAAGCTATCAAATTGTGTTTGTAAGTTATTCGCTTCTGTTTGTAATTTACCCGTTTCTGTATCAATTTTTGTGTCAAGTTGCGCTATTTCAGTATCTAAACGCAAACTCTCACTTGTCACTTCATCGTGTAAGTCTGCGATTTCTGTTTCAACATCTGCAATCATACTTTCTAAACGTTCAAAATCACTCACGTATGTTTCTGCTTTAACAGTCCCTTGAAGCGGGTCTTTTTCAACGTAATACATAAAACGAGGCATTCCAGTAAGCTCTGTTCCATCATCTTTCTTGATAATAAAACGAGCTGTGTCGTAAATTCCCGGAACTGCAAACGCTTCTTTTACGAAAGTATATTCGAAATAACCTTCGCTTAAATTCGTCAAATTTACATGTAAATCATCAAGTATATACTCGTTTGTTCCCGGCAAAACTACCGCAAAAGTCGGTTTGTAGCCAGTTAAATCTTTCTGCAAACCGCTCTCTACAATTTGCACAGCTAACGTTAGCGAATTTATGTCGCTCTGTATAGCTTCTATACGTTCCATGTTCCAAGTTTTTTTATTTAAATCCAACGTTGCATTTATTTTTCTAAGTGCACTCATCTACATCACTCCTTTTATGCTAAACTATAAACAAGCTCTTTCAGCTCATCTATTTCTTTGCGCATTTGTTGCTTTTCTTCTTCATTTTCACGGGCATATTGCCACAAATTCGTGACAACTGCATACATATCAATTGATTTGCCGTCCGTTTTCAAATGTTCTGGCAACATTTCCGCTAACATGCCGATTTTCTTATCGAATGAATTTGTTGCTAAATCATCTTTCAATCTGTATTCAAAAACACCTGCTGATTTTACAATATCTATAGCTTTTATTCGTTCCGTATCTTCATATTTAACAAAATCTTGTTTGCGCTCAACAGTAGAATGCTGTATAAACCCCTTCGCTCGTATGTTGCGATAAACGTAACTGTCAGCACTCCCATCGTGCCCCGGAATTTTAAAATCCGAATCATCAACTACACGTGCCTCATTTTCTGAACGCAAGTATATATTTCCTGTATTTGCGATAGAAGGCGTTTCAATACCTAAATCGTTAATACTTGTCGAGCGCTCAGTTCGAATCTCACCGTTATTGAAAAATCGAAAGTCAATTCCCGACTCACTCAACTGTGTTTCTGTGTAGTTTCTAGCATTCGAACGCTGAATAGCTTGAAATATCATACCTGCGCCCGCTAAATCGAGTTTGTAACGCAACGGTGAGGGATCGCCGTTTTTTGGCACGAATTGCGCACTAAATAAGTCTGCTTGCACTGTTGAACCTGTGATAGTGACACCTTCAATATCAATTGCGCGGAGGGTTCCTGCTGTTATAAATTTTGCATTAAAATCACCATCAAGTGTCCACGCTGTTTCGTAGGGTCCATCAATTCCCGAAGAACTAAAGCCAATCCCAGACTTATTTATACGAAGAACGTCTTTTGATGTAGTCACGTCTTCGGTATCCATTATCATAATTTCCGCAGGTCTAGACGGCGGATATAACACAACGTAACCGCCAGAATTTCCTGTGATAAGGTCCGTTGCTTTTTTTATTGCGTCCTCAATAAATGAATAATTTCCGTTAATTTTATCGGCTAATTGCGCATTTTCACGTGCGCTCATTTCCGAGCTAGCACTTAATGAATACTTTGCGTCGCCTAGCTCAAGCGTCAAATACAGCTCGTCAATGGGGTCATATGTATATTTGTTGACTCTAGTTTCTATTTTCTTGTTGTAGCGTTCATGCCAAACTTCGACAGTATCAAATAGCGCAACTTGCTCAAGTACTGCAAATTCTTTATATTCTTCTGTTTTCGCTAACTGAACAAAGTCCACCTCTAGTGAAATTTTCGGAATATTATTGCCAGTTTTTTCGAACCATGCTTGAGCTAGCGTTCGCAATTTATCTTCTGTAGTATAGCCAGCGTCTTGCATTTCCGACGAAAAATCAACAGGCAACGCAAGCGGTATCTCTGTTTCGTTCACATTTTCGGCGTCGATGACTGTTTCCGATAACCGCAGTTCGATTTCACCGCCAACGCCATCGTCAATACGTGCAAATGGAATAATACGAGTAGTTACATCGCCAGTTTCCGTTTCAACAAGCCCGACTAAATTTTTAGCGTAGGCAATCCGGACACCGCGATTAGTGCCCCGATTTTTCCACAAACGAATTGTAAAGTCGTCCCATTCTAGCTCTGTACGCCACGTATCTATAATTGAGCCTTCCGTGCCCGCAATTGCTTCCGCAACTGTTTTGTAGTCAAGTTTGTAATTTGACGTGATAGAAATGTCGGACCACGCCGTGAATTTATTGGGCACAACAGCAGCGCGCAGCACCTCGTTTAATGCTGTTGCGGGTGTTATACTTTTCTTATCAACACCGACGAAAGAATTTGCAGCAAGGTCATATTGTGCAATAGCTATCGCAGTTATTTCTTTAAATTCGCCGATTGCGTCAAATTGTGACTCATCTATCCTAAATAGTTTTTCGCCGTCAAAATCGTTTACTTTTACTTTAACGACCGCACGTTTTTTTAAATTCTCAAATAATACCTTTTGTATTTCGTAATCATCGTCGAAATCATTCGGCGCATAATACGTAAATGAAAAGGTGAATGCGCCTTGGCGTTCTTCTGAAACCACTGCGTTCGCTATATTTGTTAGTGTACCGAGTCCGTTATTCGTCGGCACAAACCCATTTAAGATTTCAGGGTCGTCGGCTTTATAAAGTGTAGGATAACTCATAAGGTCCACCAACGCGGTATTACTTCGATTTTATCAACGTTGCCAGCCCACTCGAACGTATTAGCGCCAACAGCTAGCGTCGGCAAAGTGTTTTGCACTTGATTATTCGCAGGCAGTATAAAGCCATCTCGGTCAATATAACTATTTTGCATTTCGCTATCTAAAATTATTGACTCTTCGACCTCTTTTAAAATAACAGTTTTATTATTGATATATAGCGTTATATTACCAGTACCAAAAATTTTAATTCGTGGAAAACTTGGATATAATTCTGGGTTATAAATAGTACCGCCTGACTCTGTGATAGTTAGCGTATTCTGCCCCGCGGTTGACCAGCGCTCTGGTTTCCTAGTGAAATTTATTTCGCCTTCACCTACGAAAAATAAGTAAAATACTTCGTTGAAAGAAAGCGCCTGAGGCACATGTGCTTTCATGAAATAATGTTCATCATCGCTATAAAACAGTTTGCGCCAACCCGGCGGACTTTTAAGCCAGTTAAACACCGCTGTCGCCTCTTCGCGTATATTTTTAACTTCGCGATCGTTCGCAAATAAATAGCAGGGAACTGGTTCTTCTACATTTTTAAATGTTCCTTTATCGCAAAGCAAACTTCCGTTTCGTCCTGCAACGTCTATATATTCAACATTGCGTTCGGCAGCAGTATAGGAGGCGCGCTCCCGTACCGCTAAATTGAAGTCTAAACTCGACTTGTCATTAAATACAAAATATGTTTCTGTCAATATATTTACGCCTCCTAATTGCCGTAATTTAGTCCTTTTGCTTTGAATTGTCTGCGTTGTTCCTTCGCTTCTGCTTCACTTATATGCGGTCTTAAGATAGTTCCCGCACGTTTACCGTCGATGTTGACAGACATTTCAGAAATCCGGTCGCCTAACGAATCTATCCGCGCCGATAACGTGTCTTGCCACGACTGTTCTGGGCTACTTGCGTTAATACTTGCGTTGACTGCCCCGGAAAGGTGTCCGCTCATATCTTGTGCCATATTTGCGGAAATACCATTTAAGTCAGGAGTTGCGGCGTCAACCATATTAGCCGAAGCGTTCTTAATAGCATTCAGTTCATTGTTCATACCTTCAACAACGCCTAATGAAATATACTTTCCGACTTCATCGCGCATTAAACGCGATGGCGAATGAATACCAAAAAAGTCTTTTAGCGAGTTCAATACTCCCTTGCCAAAACCTTTTATTTTGCTCTGTATCCAACTTCCCATATCAGAAATACCATTCCACAAACCACGAATCAGGTCGCCCCCAATTTCAGCGATATTTGAAAATCCATTTTTGATACCATCGACCGCTTTTTTACCCATGGATTTTGCTTTTTCGCCTAATTCGCCTGCTTTTTCGCCTATTCCGGATATTAATTTTTTAATTAAATCGCCACCTTTGGACAACATTTGTCCGCCAAAACTTGCGAGTTTTGAAAGTAGTTTTAAAATTAGACTTCCGCCTGCTGCTAATAGACTACCTAACATCCGAAGTAGTCCGGAAATCAATGCGCCAATCAGTTTTACACCTGCTGCTAGAATTTGCGGGGCATATTTCACGATTGCTTTAATTAATTCGACTGCTAATTTAACTGCTGCAGCAACCAACTGTGGCAACACCTTAATAAGCCCGTCAATCAGAGCGAATATAAGTTTTACCCCTGCGTCAATAATCTTCGGTAAATTATCTATAAGAGCTTCAATAATTGCCATTAATAACGTAATTGCTGCGTCAATGAGCTGTGGTAATATCTTAATTAATCCTTCAATCAACGCCATTACGAGTTGAATTCCGGCGTCTATAATTTTGCCGATATTATCAATTAACGCCATCACGATTGCAATTATCAGCGAAATTGCCGCTTCAATAAGTTGCGGTAAAATCATAATTATACCCTCAATTAATGCTGTTAAAATCTGAATACCTGCGTCAATAATTGCGGGCAATGCTGATACTAATGCATTAAGCAAAGCGGTTATAATCTGTATAGCTGCGTCTAATATGGTTGGCAATGCTGTAAGAATACCTTCAACTAAGGTCATAATAATTTGTAAACCTACCGTGATTAACAAAGGCAATGCCGCAATTATGGCATTTAATAAGCCGGTCAAAATAGATACCGCTGCGTCTGTTATCATCGGCAATGCGGTCACGATTCCGTCGATAAGCGCTAACAGGATGTTTAATCCTGCGTCTAAAATCATAGGCAATAAAGACGTAATAGTACTAACATATGCGTCGATAATAGTTGTTATTGCGGATACTATTTGCGGTAATGCTGAAACGATTCCGTTTATTAAACTTGTAAGCAGTTTTACACCTAGCTCGATAATTTGTGGTAATATTTTTGACATAGTCTTCGTATACGTGTCGATGATTTTTGTTACTACACTAACAATTTTCGGAATAGCTTTCGTAATTCCGTTAATCATGTTAGTAATTAATTTAGTGCCAAAATCAATAAATTTAGGTAAATTCTCGTTTAAAGCTTTACTTACATTTTCAATAGTCTTCGACAGATTATCGAAAACTTGCGTAATGCCATCCGCATTAAATTCCCCCGTTTTTGCCCAAGCGGTTAGAAAGCTAATTATTAGTGAGATGGCAATTCCAAGCGGACCTGTAATTCCAAGAAGCGCAAGCCCAAATTTGGATAAAATTCCAACTAGAATACTAACAACTCCGCCGATGGCGCCAAAGGCACCGCCAAATTTCTCTAGTAATGTGACTGCACCGGAGACGGATGTCGAGAACGTTACTCCTAATATTTCACCTAATTTCTTAAAAAGCGAGACAGCATATTCTAACGCAGCCCCAAACGCCGATTTTATTGCAGCGCCTACTTGCTTGCAAAAGCTGATGAATTTTGAAAGTTGACTGTTCGAGTCTGCTAATGCTTTTAGAAAACTAGCTTTAAGTACTGCGCCCACTTCTGCAAAGAAATGACCCACAACTTGAAGTGCGGTTTTCACTGCATTAAGTGCGACTAAGAACCCGCCTTTTAGCGCGGCACCTGTTGCATTTACAGCATTACGGAATGTTTCGTTGTCTTTATACAAGGCATAGAAAACAGTTCCGAGAACGGCTAGAACTGATATTATAATTCCGATGGGCCCAATTAGTATACGTAGTGATGTGCCTAACAGGGTTGACCCTTTCATAGCTCCTACTAAAGCAAGTTTAAAACTTCCTAAAATTGGAATAAGTGGTCCAAGTACGAGTAAGAATGCACCTGCGGCTGTTCCTAAAATAGCTAGACCTGTCGCGACTAAAGAAACCACCGCTAGTATTTTTGCCATTGTAGGATTAGCCTCATTAAACTTATTAATAAAACCTGTTAGCCCAATAACAACTTTATTTATTGCTTGCAAAAGCCCAGCTAGAACATCTTTAATAGGTGTACCAATTGCCCGACCAAATTCTGTCATAACTTTTTTAGAAATACCGACTTGAGAATCAAATGTTTTATATCGCTTGTTTGCTTCTGCTAATAACGCAGTGTTGTTTTTCCATGCTTTGTTTCCTACAGCCAATGCGTCTGTTAGTACATCCGCGTTCCCTGACAACCGAAGCATTACATCTGATTCACGTATGCCTTTAATGCCAAGTTCATCCAGAATTGCGGTTAAATTTTTTCCCTCTTCACCGCTTTTTCCCAGACCGTGAATAACAGCATCTAAGGCACTCGCCGCGTCATTCTTCCACGCCTTTTGGAATTCTTGTGCTGACATTCCGGCAAGACTTGCAAACCTATCTAGCTTTTTGCCTCCTGAATCTACTGCATTGTTGATTTTTTTCATAACAGTAGTCATGGCAGTCCCGCCGGCTTCGGCATTAATTCCGACAGAGGACATCGCTGTGGCTAATGATAGAATTTGCGCTTCCGATAAGCCAACTTGCTTACCTTGCCCAGCCAGCCTTAAGCCCATTTCCGTGATTTCTTTTTCAGTTGTTGCGAAATGGTTACCTAAATCAACAATTGTAGCGCCCAGCCGTCCGAAGTTTTTCTGTGGCATTTTAGTGATATTAGCAAGTCTAGCTAGTGATGTAGCCGCTTCTTCACTTGACATGTTTGTAGAAACACCTAAATCGAGCATAGTTTTAGTAAAACCTGCAATATTCTTGCGCTTGATTCCGAGCTGCCCCGCCGCTTCTGCTACTGCAAATATTTCTGTTGTCGACTGCGGCATTGTTTTTGTGACTGATAATAGTTCCTTTTGCAAAGTTTTCATTTGCTTTGCGTTTCCATCTACAGTTTTTTCAACGCCAGCCCACGCCGTTTCAAACTCTGCCGCGGCACGTACCGAAGCGCCTAACCCCTTTACCATGCCAAGGCTTGCTGCACCGAACACTGCGGTCATCGCCATTCCGGCTTGTGCCACACGCTGTCCAGTCCGTTCAAGGTTTGCGCCGTAGGCACCAGCTGTTTTTGCAGTTCTATTTATCTCAGAAGTTAGCCCATTGATTTTTGATTGCGCTTGTGAAACTGAACGCGACAACCCGGTTAAATCGCCGCCAATTGTGACTAGTATGTCATAATTTGACAATAAGTTACCTCCTTTCTTTTTTATTTAAGCTGACTTAAATCTAATTGTTTCGTGAAATCTTCTAACGCTTTTTGCTGCTCTAATTTTTTATCAATTGTGCTACTGTTTTCTGCACGTTTTAACTCCGACTCTGATGGTCTCTTATAAATATCAGAAGGTTTTTTTAGTTTTTTCGCGTTAGCACCAACTGCATTGAAGAATGCTTGTATTGCCATCTGCTCGTTGCGGTCTAACGCAGCATCTTGTTCGGCTTCAATAAGTAAGTTAAACTCAAGCGGTGATAGTTGACGCACATGCGCAGGCTGTAGCTTAAAATAGCGCCAACCTGTTTTATAATATTCATGTATGTCAATGAAAGGCGGTTTTTTTAGCTCAGCAGTTTCTCCATCGCTTCCTTGGCCGGGCCTTCCAACATTTTGTTCACTGTCTTCTTGTAGAAAAAACTATTTGCCACAAGCGCATTTCCGTCGCGCATAACTCTGTCGAGGTCAAGCGTTTCATTTTCAATTGCATGTTCTACCGCTTTGGTGACAGAATCCAATGTGAAGTTTTCGCCTGTGTGTTTCAATCCCGCGAACACGATATTTACATATGTTTGTAAGTCGCCTGTGAACACTTTACCGACAAGAGCCAGCGCGCCGCCTTCGTCTAATTTATTTAAATAGTCAATACTTTCTAACGTTAATTTAAGGTCATATTGTTTACCGTTAATTTCAAAAGTTGGAACTGCTGTTTGTTTTGTCATTTATAAACTCCTCCACGTTTAACGTCCTGCGACGATTATTTGTCAAAAAATAAAAAGCCTCGTTTAAGAGGCTTTAAAGTGTTATGCTGCTGGTGTATCAGGTGTTTCGTCTGCTTTATTTGCAGGGGCGCCCTCAGGCACATCAGTCAATGTTACTTCTGTAACTTCACCAGACAACGCGGCTTCAACGGATAGTGATACATTATCACCAACGCCATTGTCGCGTTCAAAACTATTTAATTTATAAACGCCTTTTTCACCTTTTTTAGTTTTCATGTCCAGTTCTGTAATAGACACATATTGTTTCTTGCGCAAAGCGTTCAGCATATATGGAAAAGCTTCGTCGCCTGTCGTCATAATTCCACCAAATGAAACGGTTTGCGAAACCTTACCATAATTTGTTTCACTTTTATCTTTTGTTTCCAGTTCAATATCATCTGCTTCAACAGATGTAGTCCCGTCAGTCTGATTAAAAGGGCGAACGTAAGTTTCACCATCTGTTCCCGGAATGGAAACTAAGTAAATAATGTCACTTCCTGTATATTCTAATGCCAAATTTAATTCCTCCTATTTGTTCGTTTTGTGATTGTAACGCTGATATAAGCGCGATGGTAGTCCAGTAAATCCGCAGGGCTTTCAGGTCCGACAGGTTGAACCCCGATATTGTCTGCAACCGTAAATTCATCAAATGAAGCGCAACTTAACTTATTTTTTATATTTTCGCAGATAGTGCGCTGTTCTTTATTTGACGTCGGATAAACAACTATTTCATATAATTCGCTCGACTCGATTGAATCCTTTAATTTAGTACTCGAAAAATCAGCGTCATTTAACAACTTAATAGTCGCAAATGGCTTCTCATCAACCTTTAGCTCTATTCCGTCGAAAATGGGGTGCACAACTAAGCCAGTTACGTCGGCAACAAAATCACGTAAAATAGTTTGTTCCTTAAGCGCCATTACCTAGACACTCGCTTAATGCCAGCTTTGATTTTTTTCGTGTAAACTGGCGTATCTTCTTGCACAGTTTTTCGCACAAAGCCCGATTTATTTTTGTTTGTGAATTCCTGAATAGTAGCGTAATCCAAGTCACTGCCATATTGACCCTTCGTCTTTTCTTTCATTTCAACGCTAGCCGGAAAGCTATTTGCCAGCGCCCCAGTTTTTCGCGGCGCATATCGCGCTGTTTTACTGCTAGACTCATGAAGTTGCCTTTCCGTTTCTTCACTAACCGCGTCGATATATTTTTCGAGGTCAAGCTTACCTTTTAACGATGAACTTATATTCACATTAAAATTTATACTCATTAATGTATCAACTCTCCCAACACCTCAACACGATTGCGTTGCCCGATACCCTTTTGAGGTGTGCCAACAACTTTATATTTCTTTTGCGCATAATTAAAAAAAGTAATAGGCGTCCAATCTTCGAGGCTAATATCAACTTTTATATCTGCCGATTTTGTCAAAACACCGTCGTTTATTTCAACTTGTTTTCCAGCATTTTCAGTAACATGTGCGCTAACAATCTTTGAGGCTACTTGTGACTCTAGCGGTTCGCCTGTGTCAGGGTCTACGTTATTAGCTACTTCAATCAGCAATTCAACTTCGAATTTACGCCCCGCAAGCATTTCTTCACGTGCTGACTGCATAAACTTAATATCATCATTCGTAATCATCAAACAAGCCATCCTCTCGAGGTTTCATAATGTAAGTTAAAAATGAGGTGCACCGCGGATGGGGCGCTTCAATGGGATAATCTGTATTTTCAATGTAGTTGCCCTTTCCCAAGCCGTAGTGGTCCGCAGACGCAAGCGCCACACATTTCGGCGAATGATGTATACCTTCTGTAATATGCCATCCAACCACGTACTTACTCCGTTTTCCGTTTTCGATAATGGCACGTCGGTATGCGTTCGGACCATCCGACTTGACTACGTTTTCAGTACGCCACCGCTCGTTTTTTAATGAATTCTCAATACCGTTTACAGTACTTTGAAACCCCTTTTTGCTGTTTACATTTACTGTGACGCGTATTGTGTCGTGTATACTTCGCGCTAGCCAATACGCACTATCATTAAGCGTTAACCCATTTTCCCATTTATGACCGAATATCTGTTCAACGATAGAAGTTTTAACCTCATTTTTAATTGAGTCAGCTACCAAAGAAACGCCGTAAGTAACAGCAAAATATTTTACTAATTTATCTGTTGTCCACGACGCTGTGTCCTCAATAACTGCCGCAATAGTCTCGTCTACATCAGTCTTAAACTGTGGAAACAATGCGTCTAACTCACGCATGATTTTTGCGTTCTTACTACGTTGAATTGTGCCGTCTTTATCTGCATACTTGGCGAGAATGTCCATCACATCATATTTAATTGACTCTATGCTTTGTATTGCAGTTGCGGACTGCACATTATTCAACTTTTTATATTCTTTTGCTAATTCCGCAAAAAACTGTTCAATATTCATGCGCGGTCAAGCCTTTTCAGTACTTTAAAAGTCGAAACATTTCCAAATTGTTCAGCATACTGCGCTTTAAGTTGCGCCAGTAGTTTCTGATAATTTGACGATGTGTTACCTTTCGAAATACTTTCTTCGCCGTCACTAAAATTAAAGAAATGTGCTGTATTTAACGCTAAGTCCTCTACGCCAATGATTCGAGCACGTAATAATATTTGTGTTTCATAACCGTCGAAAGAGTCCTGCGACGACGGAAAGCCTTCCGCTTCTATTGCCTCGTCAAGCCAGTCCGACAATAATTCCGGAGTAACATTCGGAATATTCGAAAATTTACGAGTAAGTTTTTCAAGTAAATCACTTTTCGTCGTCACAATGACGCCTCCTTATTTTGTTTTTTCTTTTGCTTTACTTGCCGGTTTCGCTGGCGTTTCTATAACTTTCACAAAACCGTCTTTAACTAAACGCTCAACATGCGCAGAATCGACTTCGAGTTTATCACCAACATTACTATAGTCGACCTGCCCCTTTAGAACTTCTACTTTGACCTTTACCAAATTATTTCACATCCGCAAGTAGTAATAGTTTAGGGTCTTCCATAATCGGAAATCCTGCTGCTACACCGCGTAAAATAGATTGAATAGGCTCTTTCTTGTCGTATGCGTCAACAAATACGCCCGGATTAAATTCGTTTTCGACTGTAGGACCGAATAGGAAGTTACCAACGCCCTCGGAAACAAATACAACACGATTTTGCGGATAAAATTCAATCACTTCATCGGCGCCCGTATACATATTACGTACTGTAGATTTACGATTTTTTACAATTTCAATTGCTGGTAAAGCAAAACCTGCCAGTACTTCGTTAACTTCTGCTTGACTAACACGAGCCGCTGCAGTGTTCGGGCGTGCTTCTGAAATAATCACTTTATTTTTAGCTAACAATGCAAAAATTTCTCGAGGCATTAAAATTGCGTCAGCAGCTTTGCCGTTCGTTTCTTCGTATTTTGCTGCCCAGTTAATTAAATCAGCAAGCGCGTCGTGGTCAACGTTATCCCATGTATTCGCGCCAGTTAGCACGATTTGGTGCTCCGATGGTACGCCATAATCAAAGCCAACTTTTACGTTGTTTTTGTTGTAGCTCAATTTACCTGTCGCAATTGCTTCAAGTTTCATTACCTCTACGCGATCAAGAATTGCGTTAGAAATATTGATAGCTTTACGTTGTAACTTCGCAATCATTTCCGCATGCTCTGTATTACTGCGGCTTTGATTTAAAGCAAGCAACTCTTCTTCGGTAATAATATCCTTAATACCGATTTTAGCTAATTCACCCATTTTATTTGCAACTGCGTCGCGGTCCATAACCGGTGGTTCAGAACCATAACCAATCATTGCCGCTAAGTGTTTGTTGCCTTTAATAATATCATAAGTAAATGTTGTACTAGAAGTATTTTCGTTCGGTAAGAAGCGCGAGCCGAACGTCGGTGTTTGCTCTCGTAACTCAATACTTTCATCAATTAATCCTCTAAGAGCTGGTTTTTGAAGCTCTTCTAAATGTGTGATACCTGCCATTTAATTATACAATCTCCTTTACGTAGCGAATTTCTGTTGTTTTTTCTTTGAATTCGGGGGTTACATCAACTAACTTTGCGTCATATACAGAACCGCGTGTGATGACCTCGCCAGCAATGCCGTCGTTAACTCCATCGCAATTCCAGTCGACGTTTAAAATACCGAAGTCGGCATAAGTTGCAATATCTGCCGCAACAAATTTAGTCCATTTTCCTGTTGTAGCGTCTTGCGCAATAGCTTGCCCGACAGGCACATAACCTGCGCCGATTTTTGCGGCGTCTAGTGTTGCACCGCCTTCAATAAATGTAAAATGTTCACTTGCTAAAATGTTTTTGCCGCCTTTAAAATCAGTGCGGCTCGTTTTTGGTGTGTAAATTGGCAATTTATTTCCTCCTATTTTCGTTTAAATAATTTTCGAGCGGCTTCGCGCCCTTTTTCTTCTGCTTTATCTTTTGTTGTTTTTGTTTCCGTTTTTGCTCCCGGCGCATTTAACGAAGGGTCCACGGATTTTTCAGGCGGAATAAGCTCAGTAAATAAGGTGATTTGTTCCGACAATTCTTCTTCTGTATCGCCTTTTACAAATGCTTTTGCCTTTTCTAAGCGTTCGCCTGTGAAGCCAGCTTCTGCAAGCTTACTAGTTTTAAATTGAGTTAAGCTTAGTTGTTGCTTTTCATGTAGCGCTTGCTCTTTTTGTTTTAATGCTTCCTCATACAAATCTTTGTAACGACCAGCTTCCTCGTCTTCTTTCCGCTTTGCTTCGTCAATTTGTGCACGTAATTGATTAAGCTCCGTTTCAGCCTGTTTCTTTGCGTCGTTAACTTCTTTAAATCGTGTATAAGGAACTTTTTCTTGCTCTGTCTGCGTATTTTGCGTGTCTTCTTCAACCGTTTTTAACGACTCGTCAGTCGAGTTTGATTCATTTAATTCTTCATTAGTCACTAATTATTTCCTCCTCGTTTAACGTCGTGTCCGACGAAGTGTTCAGCGCATAAATATCCTCACTCTGCCGCTTTTCTAGCGACTCGGCTTGTATTTCTTGCTTTTTCGCTGTTGAATTTTCGACACCGAGACGATTCATTGCGCCTGCGGTGGACTCAAACCCAGCTCCTACTTCCTCAACCAGCAATGAAACTAATTCCTTGCGATTATCCGGTAACGGAAGCACGAACTTAATTTCATTTGTATAATTATCGCCAATATTACGTACAACTGTTTTGTCATATGCGAATGTCGACACAGATAAGCGTGCTTGTAAATATTCGATTGACTTTTCATGTAATTCTTGTAGTTTTGCCTGCCAAACGTGCCAGTGTTCTTCTGTATCTTGAATGATGTCGTGAAATATTATTTGTAAAGCTTCTGCGTTCATTCCGCCAAAATTAAGGTCCTGCGCTGTGAAATTCGGAATAGAGGACACTTCATGTAAAGCACCTTTCAATCGCATAAATGTGTCATTTAATGCTGTTGTATAAGTAAAATTCGACTCCGATTTTTCAACGCCGGGGTCTCGCCCTTCGTTCGTGCTATTTAATGCCGCTGCTGCACCGGGCGCTATATCAATACCAAGCAACTGCGCCCTGTCGATGTTTTTAAAATACGTGACGGGGAACATTTCAAATTTTAGCGAGTCGATTGCGTCCTCGTTTAATTGGTTTAATCTATCAGTAATTTCCCGCATGTCATCCAATTCGGTCGACTCACCCGCGGTAACTTGTAGTAAACTTTGTGTAGGAATTAACACAACTGGAATAAATGATAATTGCATAGACTCATTTGAAATCCATTCATTTACTACCTCAAGATTTTCATTGTAGTATCCCTCAGTTAGATAACAGTTTTTTGTGCCTGTTTCGTCTGATTTTAGTTCAAACGTTTGTTTCTTAATAAGCTCAACCTTTTCACCGTCGTCGTCCCAAAGTTCGATAGAGCGTACAAAACTCACTTTTATAAGCTCTTCGTAGTCATCGTTGCTGAAAACAGGAAAAACTTCGGTGTCAGGGTGCCAAACCCACTGCAATTTACCAGTCGTGGGATTAAAAACTAGCTTAATAGCAACACGTGACGCAATTAAGCGGTCTTTCGCCCCCGCTAGCAATGCCGCTCTAAAGTTGTTTTCACGCCAAAGCTGGTAAAGTAATTTTTCGTAACCCTCTGCGCGCTCATTTTCATTTTGCTGTGCTGAACTAGGCGCATAGCTTTGACTAAGTCGCATATTTTCATTGTCGATTAACTGCGGTGCGACGCTTATACCGTGCATTCCGCCCATTTGCCATTGTGCTTTTGCGTCAATCATTCGTTTAAAATAATTGACCTCAAAACGTGTAGGGTCATAATCTAAACCGGGTGGGCGCGGTAAATCTTTCGCCTTAACTAATTGACCTGTTTCGGGGTCTACATGCTGATAACCAGCGTAGTAATTATATGATTCGACCTGTTTTTGAAATCGCTGAAATTCTCGCTCACCGATTGCCTCCATGAACGGCGATTTTAGCAAACTGTCCACAGTATCAGCAGTCAAGAAGTCACTTTTTAATAATGCTATTTATACTCACCTCCTAGTTTTAACGGTAGCCTCGGCGCTGTATAACTTCTACATTTTGCGCAACCTTTGCAATTTTTAACGCGTCAGCCAACGCGTCGGGCCCGTCATCGTGATTGTGCGACGGATAATACTCTAACATTTCAAGTAAAAGCCTATGCGCCTTGTTAAAGCGAACACGCCCCGCCTCAATATCCGGCAACATCGCTTCAATACGTAATGCTTTGCGTGTTTTTTGTTTCACTTTAGCGATACGAGTTTTCGCAGGGTAGCCGTGCTTTTGAAGCTCTTCGCCTAGTTTGTCGGCAAACCATTCTTGCGCCTGTTGCGACTCTACTGCTAAACGTTCATACTGATAAGTCATTGTTTTTTCAACAATTAGCTGCAAAAATTTGTCAGGCTTTAGCCGTTCAATATGCGCGTCAATTACGTAGCAAATGCCTGTGTCTCGTTTTCTTGCGATCGTTACAATCGCCGAATAGTCGCCCTTTTCCTTGCCCATTGCGAAGTCAACCGAGCCGAAAATATCACATTCATTAAGCGCCAAATCGGCTTCCGCATAATAAAAAAAGTCGTCAGGATTAAATACCTGCGACTCTTCATCCAGCGGATTATTCATGTATTCTTGATTAAATGCTTTTGAGCCCATTTCTTCGCGCTTCTGCATGAAGTATTTATAATCATACCGCGAAGCCCACAAAGTGCCGGTACCTTTCAGCATTTTTTGCCTATTTTGCTCGAAAAAACTGTCGGCAAGGTATTTAGCCTGCTTATCATCACTATTGTAAATTTGCCGCCATTTCTCCCATAGCTCCGGGTGTTCTGAAAATGAGGTAATCGCTGGAAACTTCTGCGACTTAAATTCGCGGCTTTTTGTGACGACATGGTTCAGTAGCGAATCGTAATGTACAATTGTCCCTATGTAAACACATAACGCGTCACGGTCCATCGCTTGCATCATTTCCGATTGAAACCAACGCAAATTCTTTTCGCGTAATTCTTTTGTGTTTGTGTTGTCGTTCGACTCTAAGTCGTCGAGCAGAAACAAGTCGGGGCGTGTGTTTAAATAACGTAGCCCACGCATTTGTGTGCCTGTACCCTTCGCTTCTACCTTCGTGCTCGACAGCGTAATAAACTCATATTTATTATCGAGTTCGTTGCGACTCGGTTGCTCGCTTAACAGTGTGCCAAAATCAGCGCGAAGCTTTTCGTTGTATTTTAACTGTAGTTTTGTCCACGCAATGAAGTCGCCCGCAACATCTTTAGTTTCTGAAATGACAACGATATATTTTCGCAACCTGAACACGACCTGATGTGCGAGAAAGCCGTCGGTGAGGTACGCTGTTTTGGCGTGGTTACGTGCAACAGCCCACGCAATGTGGGACTCTTCCTTACCTTGCGTTACGTCATTTAGCATACCGCATAGTTCACGGTGAAACTCTGCCGCTTCCTCAATCGACTGCCCCGCCGGAATTAAGTTGCCGGGGTTGTCCGGGTTTCGGTCCTCGCTAAAATATTCGTACATAAAAAATAATACATCATGTTCTGCTCGGTGAATTCGCTTAAGTTGCTCTAATTCTTTTAGATCAGTTAGCAACGTTTCAACTTGCGACTGCGAAGCTTTGCCTGCGTCGTTTAATTTCATGAGCACTTGCGCATGTTTCGTTAAAAGTTCAATACGGTTTTGCCGTGCCGCTCGTGTCAGCCACGGCGCCAGTTCTGCGGTCAATCCTGTTTAACTCCCGTCGACTTACTTAGTCGTGCAATTTCGGTTTCTAAGTCGGCGCTATCTCTCGTGCGCGTTGTTAAGTCGATAGTTTGCTCATTCTTAACCCAGCCCAGCGATTTGAACATTAAGTCCAGCGCCTTCGTGGACGGTTGCGGACCGCCTATTAATTTGCTCATTGCGCCGAATGCTTGCGGTGCTAGTGCGCTCAACTGTTCCCGGCTGGCTTCTGCAAGTGCTTCTTGAAATACTGCATTTCTTGTGCGCCAGTTATATAACGTTTTTCGCTCGATGTCCAGTGTTTCAGCAATGTCTTCCATCGACAAATAATCTGGACTATTTTTATTTTGCGACGCTTGTTCTAACAACATATAAATAGCACGTTGTTGCTGCTCAGAAAGTTGTTCAAATAATTTTTCTCTACGTGTTGCCATTTCGTGTTAACACCTCCTTAATTTTGCATATCAAAAAAGCCCCGGATAATCGGAGCTGTAATTGTTAATATAATCCGTAGTTATAAAACCAGTAAACTTCTACGGTGCCATTCGTCAATGACTTGTTTTTCTTCTGATTAACCCTCAAGATGGGCTCGCGGACGTCAGAAAATGGACCCTTATAAAACGACCTCACCTGCTCCACATTGTCAAGAGGTGTGTGTGGTTTAATATATACTCGGCAAGGATTTGCACCTTGCATGAACTAATTAATTTGTTTTACAGGAGTTTTAAGCTAAGACATACGCTTCTTAGCCACATTAGTTCTATCCTGTGCTTCGTCTACCTATTCCGTCACGAGTATGCGCTTATAATTATTTATAGACGCTTTTGCTTACGTCTTCCCACACGTGTGTTTAACGTCCGCTATGCGGTTGCAGACGGATAATTATTTTGTTGGCGCCACACTACTTCAAAAGTAGTTAAATAATCCGCCGGGCGCCTTTCAATTTCAACGCAAGCAAATACACCTGTGTAGTCGCCAATGTTTGCGTATAGCTTATTTAATTCATATTGTGTCGTTGTTTCAATTCGTATAGTTTCCGCCACTTTTAACACCTCCTTCTTGCCAATATATTAACAAAAAGAAGCTGTTTTATGTTATGCTAATAGCGTAGTGGTTTCGCCAGCACCCCGGTTCAAAAAATTTGGTAGCATTTTAAGCGGGTCAGGAAAAATATAAATTTGCGGGACCCACCCCGGGGCTATTTCGCCGCGTATACGACTTAGCCCATTGTATAGAAACGTATAAATATTAGCGAATATGCAAAGTTACTTCCGCTAACATACATTATGTAAACTAGCCACTGCCTCATAACCGCCGTACAATGCGATTTCACATACTCTAATAACTGTCGTATATTATACATTTTATTCATCGTCAACTAACATCGGCGTAAACTATTGATGTTATGCGAATTATATTCGATTGTGAATATACGCCATTGCTTGAACATTAAAAGCGCAATGAATAAACTGAATATTAAATATTTTCACAACCCCTTGGTTTTTCGGTGCTCTCTCGTCTGGACGGGCGAGCTGACTAAACGCTATCGCTGCGTTTTATATATGCGGGTAAGATATGCGCAACTCAAACTGTGTTACTTCATATATAACAGTCGTCACATTGAGCGCATACCCAACATAATAATAATACACCCGTCTAAGGGTAGTCTGTGCCTTTATACTTCGTCATATAAAGTTCAAGTAATACCTCGCTTCATTCGCTAACGCTCATTGCGCTCGGACATACTATTAAATCAGCGTTATGTACTTAATAGATAACCCTAAGTGAGCGAAGCGAGCTTAGCAGAGGCAGCCGCCTGCGAAAGCTATAGCGCTTATATAGGCGCTTAACTGCTCCCCCTTACCCCCTCATATACTAGTAGTTAATCTATAGCAACTCGTCGGGTATGACGCTAAAAAAGGTACGAAAGCCCTACGGTTTTTAGTCAATAAGTGTGAGTTCACACACAACGAACACGAAACGAGTGGATTAGTTATTATGACGCAAATACCACTCATTATGTGTTTGCGCAACTCAATTCGTGTTATATACGCGCTAGGTTTCGGCATAGTTGCGTGTTAGTAATGACGCACTCTTGACATATACTAGGCGCGCTAGGTATAATACTATTGCGCGTCTCTCTATATAATGGGCGTGTGAAACGTTGGTAATACGCGGTCGTGGCGGAATCGGCAGACGCGCTAGGTTGAGGGCCTAGTGGGGTAAAACCCGTGGAGGTTCAAGTCCTCTCGGCCGCATCAATTAAAAAATTCCAAGGTTAGAATCTAACCTTGGAATTTTTTTGTATCTTTAATATCTTCTATAAACAAATAACCCGCTAGCTACGACAATAAGCAGTCCTGTAAAAATCGTTGAGCTCTTTGAACTATCGCCCGTTTGCGGTAGAGCGGTAATTTTTGTCGTTTCTCCACTTACCTTCACCACTGTACTCCCCTTTGTTGGAGTTGGTTTTAGAGGTACCAT